GGCGGCAGCGAGGCGACAGCGTCGACGATGACGCCGATCAGCTGCTCATCGGACATGCTCTCGTCAGGCGACGTCGACTTGGCGATCTCCGCGTCCAGCGTGACGCGCACGCCAAGCGCCGCCTTCTTGAGATTGCTGACTGCGGTCCAGCTACCCGCCTCCGTCGCGTTCACGACGGCCTCCTCAAGCTGCACGAGCGACGCGCGCAGGTAGGCCAGTGTCGTCGCCTCGACCGACTCGGTCGGACTGAGCTCTGCGCGGGGTGGCTGCTTCTTCTTCGTTGCCATGAAACACCCGGTGAGTTTTACGAGTGGGGGGAATGGGTCGAGGGGCTATCGCGGTCGGGGGGGGTCCCCTCGGTATACACGCCCTCACCGCTTCATGCGCGCGCGTCGATAGGCTGCGTAGTCACGGCGAGCGTCTTCGAACGCATCGCGGACGTAGTCCGGATACCGCGACAGGTAGGCGCGCAGCTCGGTGATGCTTCCCTCCATCGGGAACCCGCGATCTCGCTTCGCGTCCACCGCGAGGTCACCGACAGGATCGTCGCGGCCGGCCTGCTTGAGCAGCCACCGCACGAACGGCTTCACGCGACACCTCGACGGTACAGCGTGAGCAGGCGCCCGGCCTTGCGGCCTCGACGTTCAACCAGCTCGTAAGGCAGCACAGCGGCGTGAGCGGTGAGCGCGGCGCGCATGACGCGGCCAAGCGACATCGCAGCTCCGGTAGGTGCAAGCCCCTTCGTGTAGAGCGCGCCGTGCTCCACCGCCAGCGGGACCAGCTGCGTGCTGGTCATCGGCCCGCCGTCGTTCTGCGCCATCCACGCTTCGAAAAACGCGCGCATGTTCTGCGCCGTTGGTTGGTGCGTCACACTTCTACCCTCCTGAACACACTATACCACACTACCGACGTTCCTGCGCCGGAGATCGGACACATCCACGGACACATCGCGGACACATCGCCACCCTCTACGATGCCGATGGTAGCTACTACAGGACAGATCGGACAGAGCGTGACGAGGTGATCGCAACCTACATAACGAAAGGACTTATCCATAACTCTCGTGCGTGTAGGGATCATGTCTACAGTGTGTGTCCGATCTGTCCTGAAGTAGTGTTGATGCGGATCGTAGAGGCGCTTGATGTGTCCTGCATCTGTCCGCGATGTGTCCGGCGTAGACCGATCGGTCACCACACGGCGCCCCGCTCCTTCACCTTCGGCAGCGCGTCCTCCTTCAGCCCGAGCCCATCCCAACGTCGCCCGTTCATGCGGTTGGCGGCCTGCCGATAGCCGCGATCGAGGAGCGCGCGGGTCAGCGACCGCTGCGCTCTGGGCTTCTCGCCGTTCGCTTCGCACCAATCACGGTAAGCCTGGAAGAGCGCGGTGTTCGCCACGCTCTGCACGCCAACTACGCAGCGGTCGGAGATGAACTCACCGAGCCAATCCATGTCGGCGCGGTAGTCGTCGGTGGCGTCAAGGACGGCGTCGGGCGGCGCGAGCCCCTCGCGTTGCCACGCGATGCATCCTTCCACGGCCCAGGCGAGGATGCCGTCTCGCTCGGCGAGCAACTTGTTCATCAGGTCGCGGTCCTTCTCGGCGTCGCTGATCGTCTCCGTGAACGGGATCAGCCGGATGCGCCGCCAGATCCCATGATCGGTGCCGCGGATGACGGGACGATGGTTCGTCGCCAACAACACCTTGAACCGCGGCGCGAATGTGAAGAACTCGCCGCGCATAAAGCGCGCGGTGATCGCCGCGTCTCCGGTCATTTCCTTCACGAGCGATTCGTCCAGCTGCTCGCCTTGCTCCGGCTCGGAGGCCGTTACGACGCGAGCGCCTCGGAGCGCAGCGACGTCGTTCGGGATGCCGCCTCCTCGAGGATCGCGCATGAACGTCTCGGCGCGCGCGTGCATGACGTAGTCACCGAGGACCGCGCGCAGCGTGTCGAGAAACGTGCTCTTCCCGTTCGACCCGTTGCCATAGAGGATGAAGATGCATTGCTCGCGCGTGCTGCCCGTCAGGCAGTACCCGACGACGCGCTGCAGGAAGGCGACCATCTCGGCGTCGTCGCCCATGATGCGCGTGAGAAACGCGAGCCACGTCGGACAGTCGCCGGTGGGTGAGGCGCCTGCAACCTTCGTGTGCATCGCGTCGCGGTCGTGCGCGGCGAGCTCGCCGGTCGTGAGGTTCACGACCCCCTCGGGCGTGTTCAACGCCCAGAGGTCCGCGTCCAGCCGGTCCTGCTCAACGGCAACGCGCTGCCGCGCGACGGTCTGCATCGCCTTTAGGTGTCCAACCATCTCGGTGGAGCGGCTCCACCCGTCCCAGACGCGGAACTCGTGACGCAGCGCGGAGATGCGCGCGGCCTCGGCGGACGTGGGCGGGTGACTGACGCGCGCCTCGGCAGCGCGCAGGTCGGTGCCGACGTCCTCGGCGTGACGCACGACGTCGCCCGCCACGAGGCGCGTGAGCTGGTCGATGCGGAGCATTGTGTCGGGTGCCCAACGCGCTCCATCCCAGACGAGCCACCCGTCGCCTTGGACGGCGTTGCACCATCGGACCTCGTCTCCAAAGCGGTCGGCGAGCCGATCGGCGTTGCCTCCATCGGTGGGTCGGTAGACCTTCACGCCGAGGATCTCGGCCATCTCATCGTTCGTCATGCGATCTCCAAAATACGAGTGATGGGACCGGCCCAGCCGCAGCTATTCCGGTGGTGGCACACGGCGGGACCGCCGTGAACGTAGAACCATGCGTCATGTCGCCCGCAAGAAGGGCAGCGCAAGCGGTCGACGTAGTTGGCACGCAGCCGCCCTCCCGCGCGTTCTCCGAGCTTCGTGCGAAGGTCAGGATCGGCGTCAATGGCGTCGTTGAAGACGCGGCGCAGCCCCTCACGGCTCACTGACGCGGGCCTCGGCGGCGGCGGCGACGGCGGGACGTGGCGCACGTACTCGATGAGCCAGCCGGGCGGCGCTGCCGGCTCTTGCTGGTACACGCCCGTGTCGAGCCACTCGTAGCGTCGGCCGGAGTAGTGCAGCGTTGGCGGCAGGACGACGAAGCCGCCATCGCCGCGGACGTCGATCTTCTGCTTGTCGACGTCCTGCATGTTCCGGATCTCAACGCCGTCAGGGAACGTGAAGTAGAGATGCCGCCCGCGTCCGGTGCGAACGCCGCGCGTCGGCGTCCTGCCGTGCTCGCGGACCTTGCTCGCGTACCACGCGATCGCCTCGTCGCCGTCGAGGTCCAGCACCCATACGCCCGAGGCGCGACCCGTCGCCATGCCGAGCCCCGCGCGCGGCCAGCGCCTAAACCATTCGCCGACCGTCGCCTCGTCGCTTGTGGCGTTGAGTTGCCACTCCAAGATCCGTGGGTGCTTCCCCGCGTTCTTGCACGTCGCGCCATGCTTGCAGGAACATATGAGGCCGGCGCCTATTTCGTGGAGCGGAAACACGCGCAGCCCGATGCTGGCGCACTTCCGCGCCTCTTGTCTCATGTCCATGTCTCTCGTCTGCCGCTCGTCGGGGAAGACGCGAGGGAGACGCGGACTATGCCGCGCCCCCCTCGCTTACCGGGAGCTACCCGGTGTCCGACGAGGACGTGCATGTATTACCGGACGCCGCCTGAGCAGGCAAGCGCACGCCCAAAAAAGGATGAAGGCCCGCCCCTGCACCATGCCGAGGCGAGCCACCATAGACCCATACTTGAATCCGCGGGGCTTCTACGACGCCTTCCGCTCCCGGTCAAGGGGCTGCACGGCGGGACCGTACAGCTCACGACGCGCGGCCTCGACGCGGTCCCAGTCGACCCGATACCGGCGATGCGGCGCCGGGACAGGCAAGCGGGCGCGCTCGGCGTACCTCGTGAGCCACGCGCAGAGCCCCCGCCGGGCGTTGTTATCGCTCCGCCGGTCGAGGACGATCAGCACCTCTGTGGCGGTTAGTCCGCGCATCCAGAGGGCGTAGGCTGTCACGTCGTGCTTTCGGCGCGTCGCGCCCTTGCGCCGCCGGTCGAGCCCCCCATGCCGCGCGAGCTGGGCGCGCACGCTTCGCTCGGTGCGCGCGAGGCGCTCGGCGATGACGGTCGGCGAGCTGCCGGCGTCGTACATCTGCCGCGCGCGTCGGATCTCGACGGTCGACCACTGACGCTGACGAGGCGACACGATGCCGACCCTGAGCGCCTGGATGGCCGTCGCCTTGTAGGTCCGCTCGAGGCGCTCCGCGATCTCGCGAAGCGGTACGCCCTCACGTGACAGCCGCTTGAGCTCAGCGATCTCGTGCGTCGTCCAGCTACGCATGAGGCACCTCGAGCAGGCGAGCGACGACGACCGCAGGCGTGACCTGCTCCCGCTTCGCTGTCGCGTCGAGCGCATCCCACACGGCGTCGGGCAGGCGCAGCGTGCGCGGCTGAAGGCGCGTACCGCGTCCCCAAGGGTTCGGTCTACCCGCGTTCGGGCGTGGTCCTCCGTGGCTCATGGCGCCGCCTCCAGCGCCGCGACGAGGGCTTCGGCTTCTGTGTCGCCGCGCACGTCATCGACATCGTGCCGGCTCATCTGCGACCACGTGCCGTCCTCGTGCAGCTCCTCATCGCCGTCGCCACAGTCGCGGCGAATGTAAAAGCACCCGCTCCAGTTCGTGACGTACAGCACTGCCGGGTACGTCTCGCCCTCGAACTCCACGAGCGGAGCGCCATACGTCGCACGAACCAGCGCGAGCACGCACCCGAGCGTCGCCGGGTCGCTCAGGTCGGGCACGTCGAACTCATTCGACCAGCGCCAGAGCAGCGCCTCGTCCCACGTGCGCCCCTGTAGGTCGCGCATCCCGCGCATCGGTCGGAAGTGCCTGCAAGCGACGAGTCGCTTGCCCAGAGTCTCGAGGTCGGTCATCGTCCCCCCTCTCGCCGGATGATGTCTTCGACCGTCGTCAGGCGCTCGCGACGGTAACGCTCCAGCTCGGCGAGCAGGTCGGTAACGTCGAGGTGCAGCTCGTCGGCGTCGCGTCTAGTGAGCCCGTCGGGCTCGAAGATCGCCTCGTACAGGCGCGCTCGCATGGTCGGAATGTCGGTCACGCGGCACCTCGCTTCAGCGCGTGACGCACGGCCCACGTCGTGCGCCCGACGGCGCGGCCAATGAGGACGTATCCGAGCCCTGTTTCCCGCAGCTCTTTCACGCGCTGCATTTCCTGCGTCGTCCATGCCTTCGTCTTCCGGAGTGCGAGGCGGTTGACCATCGAAGCAACGGATGGGTAGCTCCGCCCGAGCAGCTCCGACACGACGCGATAGTGCGTCTTCGAGGCGACGGCCTCGACGAGCACGGCGATCTCTGCATCTGTCCATTGTCCGCGCCTCATCGCACCGCCACGTGCTCGCCGTGCGAGATGTCGGTTGCGGCTTCTGCCAGAGCGGGCACGTCGAATTCCGCGGCTTGCGCGAGCAGATAGAAGACGACGGCGTCACGCTCCTCGAGCGCCTGCAGCCCGCGGTACATCGCCTCTGCTGCGCGCTGCCCGTCCTCCTTCGACGAGGCCCACCCGCCGAACACGTCGTAGCCGGTCGGCCCGCTGGCCTCCCAGCTCCACTCCTTCCCCTTCTTCTTCGGGTTGCAGATCAGCAACCAGTCTGCGTTGACTCTGCACGTGAATCCGTGCGCCGTCGCTTCCCATTCCATCCTTGCTCCTTCATCAGCGTCGTGCTGATACATGCATGATACCGCACCTGTATCATTGACGCAAGGTCATACTCCAGATGGCGACCGCAGAAGGAAAGGGCGCTCCAGCCATAGCGGCGCCAAACTTCACGCGCCCGCGCAGATAGACGACGTGGGCATGAGGCAACACGTGCGCATGCCACCATGATGTATCGGTCCGTGCGGGCAGCAGGCCCACGACGAGGGCGCCACGCTGGCTTTCCTCTGCGGCCTTCTGGACCCATCGCCCAATGGTTCGACCATACGGAGGGTTGACCCAGCATCGCGACGGCGCCCATTCCTGGCTCAGTCCGTCATCCTCTGCCGTGAAGTATCGCGCGCACTTGGCGTTGCTCGCGTCGGCGCACACGTCGAGGTCGAAGCGAAACAGCGCGTTCCACTCGTCAAACAGCGCCTGCGGCGTCGCCCACTGATCAGTCGCTGAGCTGAAGTGCACGCTCATCGCCCGACCATCCCGCGACGGTCGAGCTCGCGCTGGATGTACCAGAGCGCCTTACGCAGGTCCTCGACGGCGTTTCCCTTGTGGTCGCAGCGCGCGATGTACTTCACGGCGTTGCCGAGCGAGAAGCCCAGCCCCCATGCTTCGATCGCGTCGATGACCTCGATGCTGCCGTGCGTGTAGTGCTTCGGATGGTCAACGGTGCTCATGCTCTCTACTCTCCTACAGACAGCAGACGTGTCTTCATCCGCTCGCACGCCAGCACGAGCGTGGCGATGTTCCCATCGCCCACGGCGTAGGCTGTCGCGTCGCAGCGACCAGCGCACGCCATCGCAACGCCAACGCCGATGACCTCTCCGGCCTCTGCCCTTGCCAGCACCTCGCGTAGCAAGGCAACGACCTCCTCGACGGGTCCGCTGTGTGCGAGTCGTAGCGTCTCGACGTTGGTCACGGCTTTCAGTCCTCCTTCGCGATGTCGCGATACTCAATGCTGTCGTCCTCGAGGGGCTCGCGCTCGCGACGGTGTTCGCCGCGTTCGATCATGGTGGCGGCATAGTCGAGGTTGCTCTGCGCGTAGGGTGCCATTCCTTGCACACGCAGCCATGCCACCACGGCGGCGCGCTCGTCGTTGCGCTGCTCGTAGGCCTTCGCCATGCGGGCGCGCATCGTGGTGACGCCGAGCTCAAGCTCCGCGTTCTCCGCGCGCAGCCGCTCCACCTCCGCGACCAGCGCGGCCAGCTGCTCCGGCTCTACGCACGAGCAGGACCATGGGATGTCACGGCACGCGACGAGGTCGCGGCGGATGCGTTCGATGTCAGTCACGGGATGCTCCATAGAGTGCGAGGCAGGCAGCGTCGGCGAGGCCGTCGTGCGGCTTGCGGCGCCGGCCGGGAGAGAGGTCGAGGTCGCGCACTTGCGCAGCGCGGGCGATGGCGCGGGCCTTCCCCTCGCCGGGAATGTCGCGGAGCGTGGCCTTCTGCCAGCTTTGCGGCGTTGGCTCAAGGACCGACGAGATGCGCCCTGCGAGGATGCCGCGCCATAGGCCCCATCCCACGCCGAACTTGAATGAGCTGGACACGCCCTCTCCTGGACGCGCGGACACTCGCTCGAGGACCGCGAGCGTCGGCTGCCACGTCAGGATCGCGTCGCTGACCGCGGCGTCCATACGCTCGGGCAGGTAGCCATCCGGGCAGAGGTCGCGGGTGCAGTACTGCTCTACGCAGCGGATGCCCGATGCGTCCCTCACGAGCACCACGAGGGCGCCGTCAAGGCCGGGATCGATGCCAATGAATGCGGTCATTCTTCACCTCCGATGAACCCGCGCGCGGCCTCATGTACGGCCTCCCAGACAGGGTCCGGCGTCGGGATGCCGCACGCTTCGTACAGCTCGCAGCACTGCCGCGCGTCGAGGTCGAGCGCCACGCACAGCATCGAGGCGGCGAGCGGGTCAGGACGACGCAGCCCGTGCCAGTACCCGTGCATGGACTGCCGAGACATTCCGAGGTCGCGACAGGTACGCCACACGTCGGAGCGCGTGAGGCCGTGAAGTGCGGCGTAATGCTGGATGCGTTCGTTCGCGTTCATGCCTTCCTTCTACTCTGAAGCATAAACTGCGTCAACGTGCGTTGACACTCTAACGAGCACCCGCTACATGTAGTGGGACGGAGCGACTATGGACTCTCGCCTCTACACGCTCGCGCGCCTCTACGCTGACGCCATCGAACGCGCGGACGGGTCATGCGTCATGCCTGGCACCGTGCTCCTGCTCGGCGCCGCGCCGATGCCGCCGGATGCGCTCATCGTCGGAAGCTATGTCACGTGGACGGTCGACGGCGTGAAGGTCCACGCGATGACGGAGCCAACTGGTCTCGACGTCGACCTCGACACGCTCTTGCAGCTTGTGGCCTGCGCCCGTGGCCTCGAGGAGCTTGCTCACCTTGGCGAGTGGCTTCTACGACATGAAGCGGCGACCGGACGAACTCAGATCGGAGCCAGAGGCGCCACGGCCCACCTACTTTGCGCCGTTCCTCCGCAGGACGCGCAGATCGTCTCATGGTCGGACGCTATCCATATGCACTATCTCGTCGGTGACGATCTCCTCGTCTCCGCATCCTCCCCTATCGGAGTGGCTTACGCATGAAAGAGAACATCATCGGCTTCCTCGTCTGTCTGGTCGCGGTCAGCGCCTTCCTTGGCGCGATGCTCTACGACGACAGCACCCATATGTCACGCAACCCTCACGCGATCTCGGAGTAGCACGCATGTCCATCCACATGTCCACCACCATCGGCGAGCTCGCCAAGGCCCTCGCTGCCGCGCAGGCCGAGCTCGAGCCCGCCAAGCGCGACGCCACGAACCCGCACTTCCGTTCGAAGTACGCCGACCTCTCGGCCTGCTGGGACGCCGTCCGTGCGCCGCTCGCTCGTCACGGCCTCGCCGTGTCGCAGCTCCCCTCCCTCGACGGCGATACCGTGCGCCTCACGACGATGCTCCTGCACACGTCTGGCGAGTTCATCGGCAGCGACGCGGCCGTCCGCATCGCGAAGCACGACGCCCCATCGGTCGGGTCGGCGCTGACGTACCTTCGTCGATACAGCCTATCCGCCATCGTCGGCCTCAGCAGCGCCGAGGATGATGACGGTGTAGCAGCGATGGCGCCTGCTCCTTCGCCGCGCCCTCAGCCAGCAGCCGAGCCGTCCGCTCAGCTGCGCGGCGCCGTGGCGAAGGTCGAGGGCGCGTTCACTGGTGCGACGACGACCTACGTCGCGACGCAGCAGCCCGACGGCGAGCCGTCCTGCCCGGTCTGCGGCGGTCGCATGTGGGACAACCGCGGCACGCCGTCGAAGCCAAAGACCAACCCGAAGGCGCCCGACTACAAGTGCCGTGACAAGGAGTGCTCCGGCGTCATCTGGCCCCCGCGTGGTCCTCGCAAGCAGGAACGCCTCGAGGCCGTACCGATGCCCGAAGGTCCACCTCCCGACCTCGACGACATGCCGTTCTAAGGAGGCTGCATGAACGGACACGATCTGCTGATGCGGGCGGGTGCGCTCGTTGCTCAGCTCGAGGCGCCAGAGGGCGCGGATGCAGACATCAGCTACGAGATCGACGCGTGGCTTGCGGGCTGCGAGGACCGGATGACGGCCTACTGGGCCGTCTGCAAGCGCCTCGACGCCGAAGGAGCACAGCTGCGCGAACTGGAGACTACGCTTGCCAAGCGACGGCGCTACCTTGAGAGGCAAGCGGACCTCGTGAGAAGCCGTGCCTCGTACATGCTGGAGGCGCGCGAGGGGCTCGGCGAAGAGGCGAAGGTCAAGACGCCGCTCTACAGCGCCTGGCTCGCCACCACGACCAGCGTCGAGGTCTCCGTCGAGCCCGAGCGCCTCGACGCGTGCTATCGGCGCATTGAGGTCAGCATCGACAAGCAGAGGCTGAAGCGCGACCTCGAGCTCGGTGCGGAGATCCACGGCGCGACGCTCGTGCATAAGCGAGGTGTGCGATGGCGCTGAGGATGCCTGCGGTCGCGCGGCGGCGTCAGATCGCGCGCATCGTGCGCCGTGAACCGTACTGCACGGCTGACGAGATCGGCGCCGTGACGCGTCTCGGACGCGCGGCGGTTCGCCTCTACCTTCTCCAGCTACAACAAGAAGGAAAGATCCGCGCCGTACCGTCATGCGTTGCCGAGCGCGGTCGCCGTGGACCGCCTCCTCTCGTCTGGGTGGTGGCATGATCCCCGCGGTTGACCGCCTCGCACGCGCGCTGCGGCGCCTCGCGTGGCATGCTGTCACGCGGGACGTGCCGGGTGTGACGCCTGGAGAGGTGCTCCTCGAGGGACTCGACGCCCTCGACGACGTGCGCGAGGCGCTGGTAGAAGGCGTCGAGTACCGGCGCCGGGTTGCAGCTCTACTCGCGGAGGTCGAGGAGCTCAAGCGCGATCTTCTGCATGCACGCGCGAACACTCGTCTACTGAGCGACACATTGCGCCGAGCGGAGGCGAGCGTGCAGATGTTGGACCGTCAACAGATGGCCGCACTCTCCGAGCTCGAGGAGCTGCGCCGATGATGCGTTGCACACGCTGTGGGTCGGAGACCGAGGTGATGGAGTCGCGCGAAGCTGCTGCGGCTTCTCCTGCGAAACGCCGCGCTGCTCGGAAGATCGCTGGCGCGGAGGCGACGACGTTCGTTGTTCGTCGTCGGAAGTGTAAGAGCTGCTCGCAGCTCTACCACACGGTCGAGGTCGCTATGCCTTTCCCACGACTCCCCGAGCAGGCTTAGAGGTCTGCGGCGTCACCGCTTCGAGGATCCTCGCGAAGGTCCGTGTAGAAGAAGGCGACGCCGCAGGCCCACTGCCTATCGCAATGCTCATGGCGCTGCGAATAGCAGCTCGTATGTCGTCGCGGAGTGCCCGCTCCAGAGCGCCATCTGCGTGATGGGCTGGAACCCAACGCCCGAGGCCGCGTCCGTCGCAATGTGCGTCGGTTCGCTGATGCTGAAGCCCATGCTCGGCGCCGTCCCGTCCTGCGTCAGTGTCCCATCGAAGCTCACGAGCAGCGTCTTCGACGCCTTATCCCTGTTGTGGATCGTGACCTGCACGCCGCGCTCAACTGGCAGAAGAAACACCTGACACGTGTTGGTCGTGGCAGGCGTCGTCCCCGAGTACACGTACGGCAGCGATGGCAGCGTGCGAAGGTCGATGACGGGCATCGTTAGACCGGCGCCCAGCTCGCCACAGTGCCCTCATCGGACATCGTGACGACGCAGGGAAATGTCCATTCCTCCGCAACGGACTGATCCTTCCAGACCGGCGGAATGGTCATGTAGTACCCGCCGCAGCCGTTCGCGATGGCGAGGTCGCGGGCCTGCTCTTCTGTCATGGTCGAAGATGCTACGAGGAACTTCATGCTTCACCCCATCCGAAGCGTGCGAGCGATACCGACAACGCCAGTAGCGCCCTGCAGCCCAGTTCCGATGCCGTTGCCGCCAACTCCGCCATTGGCCTGGATGGTGCCAAGACCGCTGCCGGTCGTGTTCTGGTAGATGACGACGACGTACCCGCCGCCACCACCGCCACCACCACCCGCGTTTCCGACAGTTGCCGCAGCGCCTGCGCCACCATTGGCCGAGATGCGACCAGCGTTGTTGATGGTGCGCGCGTGTACCGCGACACCACCACCACCCGAACCGCCACCGCCAGCCGTCGAGGCAGCGCCTGCACCACCGCCACCACCACCACCACCGCCATTGTATACGTTCGATGAGCTACCACGCCCGAACACATGGCCCAACGTCAAGCAGGGCCAAACCGTGTTGAGGCTCACCTGAGCGTTGTACGTGGTATTTACGCCGCCGGCTCCGCCGTTATTTCCTCCACCGTTTCCGCCTGCGCCGCCATTCGGGAGGTTGAAACTTGCATTGACAGAGGAGTTTGTTGCGCCAGAACCGGCCACCCCATTTGTGCCGCCAGCGGATCCAGCACCGCCAGCGCCTGACGATGCGCCAAGCCCGCCGCGGAGCGTCAGTCCGGTAGCGCCTGTCGATGTCGTCGCCGCTACGCCATCATCATTGATGGTGCCCGTGGCATTGATGGTCAGCGTGCCGAGCACGTAGATGCGCCACCCTGCCGGCTTGATGTTGTGGCCGGCATTGATGGTGAGGTTGTTGTAGAACGTGTCGCGGGTCAACGTCACGTCGCCGGTCGTCGAGAGGTCGCCATCGATGCCGTGTCCGTACCATCCGTCAGATTGCACGACGATCGGCGCTGCCGGCGAACCGTGGACATGGTCTGCGCGGGCGTAGTCGGTGCTCGTGCCAACAGCGCTCTGCTGTCCGAAGATATTCGTCGTGACGACCGTGGACGCAGGCGTCCCGGCACCACCACCGCCGCTCGGCGCAGGAGACGTCTGCGTACTCATGCGAGCACCCGATAGGCGACGAGCCAATCAAAGGTGTTGTCCGCGCCAGTGTTTGGCACGGGCATGAGGTAGAGCTTCCCGGTCGCATCCGTCTTGCAGATGACGCCCGAGGCGGCGACATCGCAGAGGATGGCGACCAGCGTGCTCGAGGCAGCGAACTCCTGCGAGGTGGCCTCCGCGGTTCCGCCCGTCGCCGAGTGAATGCGCGGCGTGAACGAGGCCGCAGCGCCCGCGGTGTGGTGCAGCTTGACGCGGTCCACGACGACCGTCTTCACGCTGTCACCGATGGCGAGCTGGATCTCCGTCGCGGCGCCGACGTTCGTCGCCGTTCCGCTCAGGATCTGCTGGATATTGTAGATGGTCGACACGTCGCCTCCTCAGTCGAGCAGCGCGAGGGTGATAACGCGCGCCACACTCAGCAGACGCCGAATGACCTCGCGCGACTCTGCCGCGTCGAAACGTACCACGCCATCGGCATCCTTGCGGAGCGATGCGTTCAGCACGCTGATCAGCGCAGCGGCCTCGATGGCGATGGATGCTGCTTCGGTCGCGTCGATCTTCGCCTTCACTTCGGCCTCCACGGCGTGTATTTGCCTGCGCCATCGTACACGAGGGCCTCGCGCTTCGTGCCGAGGCTGATGTGAACCCATGTAAACGGGCGGTCTGGCGCGGACTTCTCGAGGATGCACTGCCCGAACGCCAGCCCGCTCTCGGCGCAGATCCAGCGGTGTAGCTCCTCGACGGAGACCGCCGGCGCCACGATATCCGCCGCTTCGCCACGGAGGTGTTGGCTATTTTTGGAGCCGTTCACCGCGGCGTTGACACTGGCTCCCCTGAAGGCGCTATTCACCTTGATCGGGCCGAACTTGGCGCGGATGGGCTCGAGCAGGTTCGTTGCCAGCGCCGTCAGCTGCGCGCGGAAGGCTTCGGCCTCCGCACGGTTCGCGGCCTGAAGCGATGTCTGGCCAGTACGCGTGAGCTCTGCCCATGTAAAGTGCTGCGACACGTTCATGGCTTCTCCAGTGCGACGACGCCACGCTCGACGAGCTTGCGATCATCGTCGTCGAGCTTGACGTTGATGGTGAGCTTTACGCCACGACCGAGGATGAACGCGCCCCAGACCAGCGCTCCGAAAGGCCCGAGCGTCATCAGGTATTCCTGCGGCGTCGCCATTGCGGCCGGCGTCGAGGCCGCGACTGGCAGCGCCTGCATCATCGGCGCCGTCTCCTGCGCCAACGCCGCAGCGCAGGACATGAGGATGAGGGCGGGACCGACGAGTAAAGCGAGGCGCATAGTCTCTCCTCGCCGCATGCTAACGCATTACGCCCGTGACAGAACGAACCATGCTGCGCCGTCAGACTGTATGTATGCCGCCTGTCGCGCCGTCAGCACGAGCGTCGCGTTTCCATCGATCGTCTCGGCGCCATTCGGGTCGATAGTGACCGTGTTCTGTGATGCATTCGCATGCTTCACGACGTAGCAGCGCCCCGTATTTGATGCCGCTGCCGGTAACGTCACGGTCCCGGCTACAGCATTCGGGTTGACGACGATCGTATAGTCCGTCGTGGATGCTGCCGTGCTCGTGGCGCCGCCCTGTACGGTCGCGAACACGCGGATAGCGCGCACTTCCGTAGGCGCCCCGAGCGAGAGCGTGATCTTCTCCGTCTGCGCGTCGTCCGTAATACTCGCCGTGAGCCCGCCCGTAGTGGCGATCGACAGCGTGCGCCGCGTATAGGTCGTCTGTCCCTGCTCGACGTTGATGCGTGCGACGGCGTCGAGGTTGCCAGTGAGCGCGTCACGCCCACCAGAGACATGCACGCCGTGATGGGTCATCGGCCTACGGGCTGCGGGCATCAGACCCTCCTCATGTCACGGGCGGGATCCTCGAGCAGGAGCAGCGACACGCCGACCGCGCCAGATGCGTCGACTTGTAGCTCACGGACCAGACACACGGCCTCGTCAACGCCAATCTCCGCGTGCGTTAGCGTCACCACATCTCCCACCTCGAGCGTGTCGTAGTCTTCGCCCGAGATGACGTAGTCGACTGTTCGCCGCGCAAGGGCATAGGCGCGGGCGCGCACGTCGAGGATGGCGTCGGCGGTCGCCACATCCCAGATGATGGATGTAGTCATCTCATCATCACGCACGCCGCTGTCCCGCGCCGTCTTGTAGCGCGCCTGCGAGACCGCGCAGATGTACGACCCGCGCACGCTGGCGTTCGCCTGGTCAAACGTCGCGTCGAGGCCGCGGTACTGCATCGACTGTCCCGTGCGGCGGTTGACGCAGAAGTTCAGGCGGAACCTGTTGGCGACCTTGCTGCTATCGACCTTTACGCGAGAGGCGCGGATGATGGTCGGATCGGCGTCGGCGTCGAGACGGAACTTCGCGTCGCTCGCAGTCGCGTCATAGCGCCATACGACCGGGTACAGCCCCGAGGCGCCGGTCGTGATGCTGACGGGCAGAAGCGGAAGAAGGTTTGCTTGCAGCCATTCCCAGACCTTCGTGCGCTGGTCGATGGCACAGTCAATTTTGAAGCCATTCAAGAGCGAGGCGGCAGCGGCGCAGCGCCCGGCGTCGACCGGGAGGCCGGTCTGCCGGAGCAGGTACGTGAGCACGTCGCCCGCGGCGCGTACCACTTCGCCGTCCTCGCCAACCATGCCGCCGCCTTCGTCCGTGCGCGTGCGGTCGTACCACCCGACATAGATCGGGATGTAGAGCGTGCCGCCGTTGCCATCACTGCTGTCGCGATAGCTCTCGTCGTTGAGTGGGATGGCGATATCGCTGCCGAGCGTCGAGACCTCGACGCCATTTACGGTCGTGTCGCCTGCGTCACTATCGCCGGTCGCGTGTCCGACGAGGACAGCGACCACGTTACCGAGCGCATCCGTCCAGTGCTCGATCTTGAACGCGTTCGCCTGCGGGCGCGACGGCGGCAGCGTCGCATTCGCCCATGTGTCGTCACTAATGCTCTCCGTGAACGCGTAGACCGTGTCGGCCATCACGCGGTGCCCGGCGATGACGGCGTAAGGGCCTTCGTAGCCGTCGGCGTCGAGGCCCCCCTTGTCGCGGCTCACGTGAACCGCGATGCTGCCCTCATACGCCGGATAGCTGAGACCACGCGTGCGGCCGGGGTATCCGAACACGACCGGGTACGCGAGCCCGACATCTTCGGGCGTCAGGGAGCCCACGTACAAGTTGAAGAAGGCGCTGGCATCTCCGGGGTAGGTGCTCGTCCAGCTGTCGGGCCATGTGTTGTCGTTCACGTCGAGGCCGGGTGCTGGGATCTGCGCCTCGCTCTGCCAGAGCTCGTCTTCGAGCGTGAAGCTGACGGGCTCGTCGGCGGCTCCATACTCCGGGTCGCGCACAGCACCCACGAGGACGACGCGGCGCGACTCATAGGCTGTCCCCTCTCGCCACAGCGCCAGCGTGCCCGACACGCCCTCGAGCGGGTAGCCGCGGGCGACGAGCGCCGGCACGTCGACCGGCAGCACGGCGTCGATGGATACCGACGCCTGCGTGAGCTGCGAGTCAAGCAGCTCCATCGCCTGGGAGTACTCCACGTCCTGCAGCGCGCCCGTGTAGTGGAGGTCGCCGTCGTCGCTGGCGATGTCCAGCTCCGCCGTAGCGAGGCGCAGACGTTGCCCGCCGAAGTCGAGGTCGAAGAGCCAATACAGAGGCTTCACAGCTCCTCCTCGATGCGGACGCGCGCGAGTCGATAGACCTCGCCGGGGCGCTCGTACTCATCGCCCTGGATGGTGTCCATTCGCAGGGTCTCCGTCATGATGCGCCCGTAGAGCAGCAACGGAGGCGCATTGATGGTCGTCGTCGTCGTTGCGCCGCTGACCACGGGCACGCGCGGGAGGTAGACACACGGCGTGGCAGCGCCCCCGAGCTGCGAGAGGACGCCCAGCATCGACGGCACAACATCGGCGGGCGACCCGAGCGCGCCTCCTCCGACGTAGCCCTCGACGTAGTCGTCGCCTGTGCTCGATGCGAGGTCGCTGGCGTCAACGCCCTCATCCCACGCCACCTCGACAGCACGACGGGCCGGGCCGGTCGTCTGCACCCGTCGCGTGCCGCCACGGCCTTCAGTGAGCTCATAGGACGGCGCGATGTCCTGCGAACGGTTCGCGCTGTACTGCTGCCCGAATACGTGCAGGTAGCCGATCATCGCGATGCCGACTTCGAAATACCCCTCCGCGGTCGTCTGCGCCGGGATGACGAGGCGATAGGCGCTGTACTGTGTGCCGGTCGTGTCGTTGATGACCACGGCGACGTTCGGCCACCAGACCTCGCCCGTCTTCGCGCTCGCTGGATACCCAGCGCCGGACGTGACGGTAAAGCGCGCAGGCGCGAACGAGTTGTGAAACTGTCCCGGCCAGAAACCCGGACCAGACCACGTAATGCGCCGCACTGTGCTGCCTGCCGCGAACCGGCAACCGACGAGCTCGTTCGCCGTCAGCATCCGTCCGATGCCCGACGATACCGGCAGAGTCCCGATAAACGTCGGCGTGATCATCGTGTCGGCGCGGGCGAACCCGAGTCCCGTGCTACCCGTTGCTGCGTCGATGCTGGCGATGGATACCCAGAGCCCCAGTGAGTTCAACCCCTCGAGCGTAGCCGTGCGGAAGTTGATGTTGCCGAGGTACAGCACGCGCGCGAGGTTCGGTGCAGGCGATACCGTCGCTGCGGTAGGGTTGACGGTCCACGCGATCACCGCGTTCGAAGCATCGCTCGTCGAGCGCCATGTGCGACGCGGGCTCGGCTGCTCGTCGTAGTGGATGGCGCCAACAGGGTAGCGATACGTCGCATCGACCGTCCATGTGTCGTTGCGGTAGGCCGGTCCGTCGTCGGCACGGATGGACAGACCATCGGCGACGTAAGCGTCACGCGCCGTCAGGTCGCGCCCGAGGAGGTCGCCTGGAGATGCATTGCCAGAGTATCCGCTCAGGCTGTTCGTCCCGGCATAGGACGCAGACACGTACCCGACGAAGCGCCACGCCACATCAAACGCCACGCCGGTCGTCGCTGCACGAAACGTCACGCGATGCGTCGTGTCCGCGCCCTGCGTCAGCGTCGTGCTTGTCCCCAGCTCGAGATAGTTGCGATCTTCGCTGTCGCCGCGCGAACCCGCCGCATAGTACGCAGCGCAGCGGCCATTGTTGCCGCTTACGCTGGCGCAGCCTACGGCGAGACGTACCCATACACCCGACGCGCCAACTGTCGTCGTCGCGGTTGCGATCGTCGTTGCGGCTTCTGCGTCCACGAGCGTAATCGCGGTTGGCGTGACCTCGACACGAGCGCGGAACGAGTCCGGGCCAGCCACACCCGCGCGCACCTCGAGCGACGCAACGCCCGTCGTCACGGCAACCCAGACCTCCGCGATGACGCCTTCGGCCATCGTCCCCGTTGGAGTAGCAAACCAGCTTGCGACCGTTCCCGCGCCGCCAGAGGTCACGAGTCCGGTACTGCCGAGCGTGATCGTCGGCACGCCGGTCGGTGCCGCTGTCCAGTTCGTGCCCGTGTCCTGCGGGAGATCGAACGGCAGATAGGTCGCCTCCCACGCGGCCATCGTGTCGTGCGTGATAGGACCGGTCAGCGACGGCAGCGCGTGCGACGCGTAGCCACCCAGCGCGATGAGGCTGATGCTCGCGTCTGCGGTCGTACCCGAGGAGTCATGCTGCGTCGCGAGGAGCGCACGGCCTCGCTGCCATGTCGCGGCGAAGGCACGCGGCGCCGTCGATGCATCCGTCCCGCGCCACCACATTGCCTTGGTGGTCTGGTGCGACGAGCTGCCCGTGCCGCTCCACGAGTCGCCGTCGTCGTCCGTGTAGCGCACAGCGCCGTCCTCGTAGCCGAGCGCCGAAAGGTCGCGACCGAACGCATAGATGCGCCCGATGTCATCGGCACACAGCGCCATGTCACCCGCCGTAATATCGCCGCCCGCATACGTACCCCATGCCATCGGGTTCGTCGGATCTTGCATCGCCACTTCAGTAGCGACAGAGAAGATCGCGTAGGCCGAACCGATGCGCCGAGAGTACGCACGCACGCGGTTTCCGTTCGTCGTATCCGTGACATATCGAACGTAGGTCAGCACGAACCCGGTCGGTGTGGCGACCACGTCGGGGAACGCCGCATGCGTCGCCTCACTTGTACCGGCGAGCTGCGTAATGAGCTGAAAGGTAGCGCCGAGGTCGGCCGACGCGTATTGCGCAAGGCGCCGGTAGTACGCCGTCGACGTATCGCGGATGTCGACGAATAGGACGATCTGGCCTCCGTGATAGGCCGCACGCAGGCGCCGCACGCTGGCCGTCGCTGTCGAGATGGGCGACGCGAGACAGAACTGCTGTCCGGTTGTCCACGTGTCTCCGTCGTCGTCGCTGTAGCGCATGCCGACATTGACCGCGCCCGAGGTCTCAACGCAGTGAAAGAGCAGCACACGACCGTTCGGCAACTGCACCATGCACGGACGGGCACCCGAGGCGTACACTCCGCCGGGATGTGTGTAGACGACCTCATTCGTCCACGTCGAAGCGGTCGCAGCCCGCCGTCGCAACAGCACCTGACCCGTCGTCGTCTGCTCAAACGCGATGAGTACTCCGTCGGACGCAAGGCGCAGAATGCACGGGTCGACATACAGGTTCGCGGTCGTCGTATGCGCCGCATAGCCGAAGCCAGCGATGGTCTGCGGCACTTCCCACCCGCGGTATCGGGCGTCTCCCGTGTTTCGCCAGAGGATGCGGGCTGCGTTTAGCCCTGGCATTCCTCCACTCGTCGCGAAGAACTGCACACTGCCACCCGCGCTCTGCGAGCCGGTAGCCGTAAGGACCGCAGACGTATCGCCTGCGGCGATGGCCTGTCCTGGCTGTGGACCCGCCTGCGTGACCGTCGAACGCGACGCGTCGTAGGCGTCGGAGTCAATGCGCGGGTCGGGTAGAACCAGACCACGGAGGACCGTGCGAACAAGTGCAGCCATGCTTTACAGAGCCTCGCGCATTCCTACCACGCGGGAACCGCGGACGGCGGTTGCTAATGGCCCTCCGAGGCGAAGGTTGTCGCGCGCGAAGTCGTTGTAGACGCGGTGCCTGTACTGTTGCACGACGATGAGCGGACGTTCCATAGGCTGCATCCCGGCATTGGCCGCACGGATCTGCTCGTCGCCGATGACGTTGCGACCGACGCGAGAGAGGACCGCCTCTCCTGCCACGAGGCGCGCGGGCACTTCATCGGGCACCATGCCGCCCGAGTGAAACGCGGGCTGCTGCGAGGCGATGGCGGCGACTTGAACACCGCCCGCAGCGCCGGCAATGCCCGCGTTCACAAGGTTGAACGGAGGCGGCGCCGAACCGAGCGCCTGCGTCACTGCAGCCGCCGTGTTGATCACGGCTTCTGCGAGCTTCGCTGCCTTGTTTACGTTGAATGCCTGCATTGCAGCCTCACGCTGGAGTGCGATGCGCTGCTTGAGCTCATCGCGCTGCGTGGCAGTCATATTCTCTTCACCCGCAGCGAGTTGTGCTTCGAGCGCAGACAAAACCTCCGCCTGGTTATCGGCGGAGTTCTGCATCGCCTCGAGCGCCAATGCTGCGGCCTGTTCGGTCAGCGCGGCTCGCGCGTCTGCGATCTCCTGTGCTGCCGCCTTCTCCTTCTCCGTCTCCTCGTCGCGGAGAGCCTTACGCTTCTCCGCCGCCGCCTGCTCGAGCGCATCGAGCTTCGCCTGCGTCTCTGCCCTCGTCGCGACGATCGCAGCTTCGCTTTCAACCTGTACCCGCGCGGCCTCCTCCGAGGTCAGCGCGAGGTACTGCGTCCGCATCGCAAGCTCTTCAAGCTGCCGGATGCGCTCATTGCCCGCGGCGAGGATCCTCTCTTCCTCGCTCGCGTTGGCGAGCTGCGCGGCCTGCAGCTCTCGGATGCCATCGGCATATCCGACGACAGCCGTCGTATACGCCTGAGTTGCGGCGAGATGTGCGCGCTCAGCTTCTTCCGCCTCACGCGCGGCATCGGCCTTTGCCTTCGCTGCAGCCGCCGCTGCCTTCTGCGCGCGGACTTCACGGTTTTTTGCTTCAACCAGCTCTTGTGCCGTCGCTACGGCCTGTCCTTCGCGCTCATTGAGTAGCTGCAGGGTCGCGAAGGCCTTGTTGCGAACGGCGACGAGGTTGAGATCCGTTCCGCCCTGCTTAAGCGCGGCTTCCGCGGACGCGAGTTGGGCTTCGGCATACTCACGCTGCGCGGAGAAGGCTTCGCGCACTGCCGCAGTGCGCTGCATGATCGCGGCCTCTTCCTCCGTGATGGCGCCTGATGCCTGCGCCGTCGCGATGGCCAGCTCGTACTCAGCATCCTTGAGCTGCGCCGCGCGTGCTGCAGCCTCCGTCGCGGCCTTCGCGGCGGCGGCGTTGCGCTCTTCGACCTTTGCCAACTCGTCGGCGTAGTGCTGCGTTGCCAGCGCCACCGCGCCCATCGCCACGCCGACCACGCCCAGCCCGAGTGCGAGCTTGCTCCCACCTTGCGCGGCGACCTCCATGCCGTCTGCCACGTCGGCGACACCGCGCGCGGCCTCTCCGAGTCCTGGCGCGAGTAGGTCGAGTACACCCGCGACCTTTGATGCCGAGCTGCCCACCTTCCCGAACTTGTCGCCGACATCAGAAACAGCGGTCGAGGCCTTCGTCGCCGACTTTTCTGCGTCCTGCATCGCGCGCTTCGTCGCTTCGGCAGACTGTTTTGCGGCGGCGGCGGCAGCACGATTTGACTTCTCCAATTGTGCGACCATCTTCGTCGCGGCGTCTGCCGTAATGCCGGGGATCGACTCAAGCTGTGCGCGGAGTCCTGCGAGGTTCGCAGTTACGGTCAATTCAGCAGTTGCCATCGCCTACCTCCGCGCCAGCTTCTTAGCCGACGCCGTCAGTGCCTTATCCAGATCAAGCGCCCGATCCTTCACGATACGCCTATGGCCCTTCGTTACGAGGATATCCCAAACCTTCTTTCCGTCACTCGCAAGCGGGTTGCGCTCCAACTTTGCGATGCCGACAGGGCGTTTACGCCCCCTCTTGTCAACCAGTGACTTCGCGGCGTACCCGATCGGGAGTCGCCCTGTGCGTCGGAAGTACGACATCAACTCGCGGTACTCCGCCAGCGGGACCGCCCGATACCGCATGGACAGCGCGTTCGGTCGGTGGACGAAGTATGCGTAAAGCTCCTCTGCCGCGACGCGTTGCTCGGATGGCTTCGTCTCGCCGGGGCGTAGACGCCCCTGCAAGTCGACGTTCACGCGGCGCTTTGCAGAAGCGCGGGCGTCGTTGAACACGACGCCCTCGATGGTGTCGCCTTTCAGTTGAATGCGGTAGTCCGTGCCGTCGCCCGACCGTCCGCTACGACGACGAACCATCGTGTACCACTTCTCCCGCGTCACTCCTGCAGTCTCCGCGACGATGGCCTCGACGGTGTCGACGACATCGCCTGCGACATCGCGGACGAGTTGCGCGACGGCGCGCTCCAGCTCAGGTCCAATTGTGACCATCGCTGTTGGCGCTACGAACCGCCGCGTTCCTGCAGGTCGTGCCATTAGAGCCCCCAGAAGGATGCGCCCGTTGGCGATACCCTATCACCCTCACGCGCCTGGAATGCGCCCTTGCGCGACGCCTTCGGCTTCGGCGTGTGCTTCGCCCGATACCATCCGAGTACGCGCTCCTGCTGGTCGATCGACCAGCTGTAGAACGCGTCCGGGTCGCCGCAGTAGGTGAGGCCGATCTCAATGGCTACGGCGTCGAGGCCACCGTCGGCACTGCGGTAAAATCCGCGTGCTCGGCTACGGCGCTCTCCTTCGGGTAGGAATCCACGATCAGCTTGAGCGCCGCGGCTGCGGCCTCCGCAACCTCCTCCTCCGACACGCCCGCGCCGTGTAGCTCGTCGCGGACTGCGACGCCGAACGCGAGCCCGTCCCACTTGTGCGCAGCGAGCGTCGCCTTCAGCGCGGGCCTCGAGGCCCAGCACACGCCGAGTGCGGCGCCGAGCCCGATCCATCCGTCCTGCGCCAACGCGAGGAGAGCCTTCTGCCGGGCGACATGACTCGGCGGCGCCTCGAGCTTGACCGCGCGCCCCTTGATCGTGACTTCCACCTGTGCTCCTTCGGCGCCAAAACGACGACGCCCGCCGTACCGTAGCACGACGGGCGCACGTCAGGCAGGCGGGCTCAGGTCGCCGTGATCGAGCCCAACACTTCGAAAGACAGGCTGAAAGAGTCCGGGTCGCCTTCCGCCACGTCGATCGAGCAGCGACAGTCAGACATCGACAGGACATGGTCACTGGCATCCCCGAGCACAGTCCCCGAAATCGTGAGCGTGATGTCGAGACAGTAGAGATCGGCGGTGCTGCCGAGCGTCGACACGGCGGAGGCGAAGGCTCCGGTCTTGTTTACGGCATCCCAGAGGGTCTTGTTGGTCGCGTCGCTCAGATCGGTGAGCTGCGCCGTGAAACTGCCCGTAGGGAACATGCGGTTCGTCTTGCGGATGCTGCCGAGCTCGCCACGATCGAGGTACTTCGTGTGTTCGTAGTTGCCCTGGTTCGTCCCGCTCAGCGAGAAGTCGCCGTTCTCGTACTGCACGGTGATCTCGATCGGGGTGCCGGTGCCATCGGAGAGCTTCAGCACCCCATCCCGGTAGTTCTTGACGACGGACGAGATGGCCATTTTTGCTACCTCACTGAAGCGGGATCATATCATTGAAGGGGGAGGGTCTGCACGACTCGGAAGCTGATAGTACCCTGAACCCACTCCCCGGCGTCATTCGTCTCGCGGGTGACGGATACCAGCTGGAACTTGTACGACAACGGCCACGTCGCATCGTAGGCCATCAGCTTGTTTACGATCGCCTGCTCGCCGTCGAGCGCGTCATCGTAGCTGTTGCTCATGTCCTTCGGCGCGAGCCGCCACGAGTAGCGGACCTCGAGCGCCGTCTCCAGGAGCGTCCCTTCGGACGGCTTGCCTCGATACTGCCGCGTGTCTTCGCTCAGGGTCGGATGCACGGCGAAGCACTTGTGCGCAAGGCTATCGGCGTCCCGCCCGAAGTTGTCAGGTGCGACGCGCGACTCTTTCCAGCCCGGCAGCGTCAGGATGCGCGCCGTCACGTCTTCGCGCAGCTGGCGGACAGTCTTCGCAGCCATCAGACGCGCCAATACGGGTTGCTATACCCGCGACCGTTCGTCCAGATTTGACTCGCGCCACCCTTCTTCTTCGTCGGGTCGACCGTGTTCTCGTCCGCCTCGTCGTAGGTGAACTTCAACTGCGCGAACGCGGACTCGTACTGCTGCCCGTAGTGCGCCGCGAGGGCCTGCCAGCGACCGCCGTCACCAGCGCTCGTCGAGAAGTCGAGGAAGATGAGGTGGAGCGTCAGCATCAGGTGAACGTCCCGAAGCGCGCTCGGCTGGATGATGAGATAGGGTCTACGCCCGTTTCCGATGAGGCGATTAGCAATCGTGGCGAACGCCTCATCGATGTAATTTTGGTAACTGGCAGCGGTTCCGAGCAGGGCCGGCAGGTCGCTGTGGCGCTGCTCAAGGTCCGCCTGCGACACGACCGGGTAGAGGGTCCTCCTACAGACGGCGGCGTCGTTTCTGTAGGTATGGGTCACGCCATCCGGCATGACGAGCGCCCACTCCACGAGCCAGCCTTCGCCGAGAGCCTCTGCCGTGGTCAGCGCACCCGTCAGGCTGTACTGCGCCACGCTCGACACGATGGATACGGCGCCCGTAACGAGCGTCGAACCATCGGGTCGGTACAAGGTAAACGTGCCGCTCGTCGGCGCAGCGGCTGCACCCGCGCGCTGCGTCGGACACGACAGGATCTGCGTGCGCCCGCGCTCGATGGTCTCCGAGCTACGGAACCGTGCGGTGTAGACGGTCTCTGCGAGCGACACGCGACCTCCTTTGCCTAACGGCCCTTATCGCGCTGTTGCTGGTCGTGACGGCGCGCCGTGTCCTGCGCGGTCTGCCGCGCCTTGTCCGCAGGCACGCCCGACTGCCGAAGCTGGCGCTCCATCCGCTCCATTGCCTCCCGATAGCCGGGACGCTCGCCGCTCACGCGCGGCCTCGACGCGGCTTCGGCTTCGCGACGGCCTCGACTTCCTCGACGGCCGCATCCATCGCCATCGCCTCGCCGTTGTAGAGGCGCTCCTTTCCAATGACCATCGCCTCGAGCAGGGCCTCCTCGACGGCCAGCGCCTCGCGATGCCACGGAGAGCTCGGCGCCTTCTCGCGCCACTCGTCGACCTTCTTCTCCTGTCGCTCGATCTGCACGTGGATGAAGTCGGGATCCGGCAGTTCGATGTACCCATCCCGCACGAGGCGCTTGCAGAACGCCCAGTATCCTTCTTCATCGGCGTCGATACGGGTCTGACCTGCGACGATCTTCGGCCGCTCCCACTTGCTCATGTGGACGGGCCCGGCCACGCCCTCATAGGCGATGCAGTAGCCGCCAGGCTCGGCTTCCCACGGGATGAGCGTCCACCCGCGGCGGCGCATCGACACCTCTGCGGTCTCCGTATTCCCGTGCTGGTCGACGTTGGCTACGCCCGGGTCGGCGTAGAACGGAAGCAGGAACGGAACCCATTCGCCGTTTCGGAACGTCCATCTGGAAGGGTGATGCTTGTACCAGAACGCCGGCTTCGGTTCCATGCGGACGAGCTCTTTCATCCCGCTCGGACGCTGCGCGGCCTGCGCCTGAAACGCTCCGACGCCGGAAGTGCCGAATGTCGCTGCCATCGTGTGCTCCTTCGTGTGACGCGGACACAGGAACGCCCGCCGCGGTAGAGTAACCACCGAAGCGGGCGCCTGTTGTGCGACTACAGGTCGCTGACGATCTGAACGCCGCGCGCGTCGTCCAGCTCGGCCACGCCAGCATAGGCGGTCGCGACGAGGGTGCTCGTCGCTGCCGCGGCGGTGCGCTCGATCTCGACGACGATCGGAGACTGCGGGATGATCGTGGTAGAGCCCACGATCGGCGCTGCGGTCGCAGTCGCGAGGCCGATGGCGCCGCGGCTGAACATGAGGCCGCTGTAGTCGGCATTCGTATTAATGGCCGGGCACGTATTCGAGGTGATGACCTCGACGCCGAACAGGAAGCCCTTGGACCCGGGCGCCTTCGCCTCCAGAGCCGCCTGCGTGTTCTGCAGGTATTGGCCCGGCCCGGACTCGCTACGGAGCGAGCTCATCAGGTCGTTGAACTGCTGGTTGTGCAGCACGGCCGTCATGTTCTCGTTCGCCTGAAGCTGTAGCGCGAAGATCGCGTTGTAAAAGGTCGTGACCGAGAGGTCGACGCCCGTGCTTCCGACGGAGGTGGAGAAGCCGGTCGAGAGCGCGGTGATCATCTGGGTGATCCGCTTCTCGAAGGCGGCGACAGAGTCGGCGGCCAAATTTTCGAGAGTGACATCGAACGGCACGCCCGTCGCGGTGAGCTGCGCGAGATCGCTCACAGTGCGCTGGATGGCCTGTCGGCTGATCGTGATGTTGACGTTCGTGGAGGTGAGCGCGGTGTTGGTGCTGGACGCGTTCTCCGCGACGGCCGACATGGCGTCGGCGCCCCACGAGATCACGGGAACCTGCAGGACGGTCGAGCCACGCGCGTTCATGTTGTCGAAGCGCACGATGGACGGATGGTTGAACAGGCTCACGCGGTCGGCGAGCTTGACGGCGATGAGCTGCGAGAGGACGGCCGCGGCCCGGGCATTCCCGCTAAGACCGCTGTAATAGATTTCGCCGGGCATAATACCCTCCGTATTCGTTAGAGGTTCGGCCGCGCCTGTCGCTGTTGACGGGAGTTCGTGCCCGAGCGCGTGCGGCGGTTGCCCGCCGCATCGCCAGCCTACCTATGCGCCTGACAGTTTGTCAACCCGTCCGCAACGCAGCGAAGATGGCCTCGCGGTTCGCCTTGAACTCCGCAGGGCTCAGACGGGCGATGGCCTCTGCCGACCACGCTTCGGGCGCTGTCGGCGCCTGCGGCACGGTCGCGCGCGACGTGGCAGGAGCAGGCGGAGAGATGGTCGCGGGTGCAGACTGCGACGGCAGCGTCGGCGCGGACTGGGGCGCAGGAGCCGCGTCGCTCAGGTACGCACGAACGGCCTTCGGGAGCGCGTCACGGTTCCCGAGCCATTCGCCGATCGGCGGGCGGTTCTCAGCGGGCAACTTGCCGTAGGCGTGCTGCACGTACTCGAGACCCTCCGCATCCGTCACCCCTGCGGACATGATCTCACGCTCCAGACGGAGCGCCTCGCGTTCCGCCTTGCTGCTTGCCTTCGCTTCCTCAAACTGCGCGCGCCACTTGTCAGCCGACGCTGCAGCGGGCTCCAACTCCGTGACCTTCGCCTCAAGCTCCTTGACACGCGCAACCAGCTGTCGGATACGTGCGTTCGCGCCGCTGTCGTCGACGGGCTGCGTTCCTTCCTCTGCAGACATTCGTGCTCCTTGTTATGCGTTTGGAGCGTCGAAGTCCTCCTACTCAGGCGCTTGTCGGTGTTCCGGTCGGAGCGGGTACCAGCCGCTCCGGCCTTTCACTTTTTGGCGATGGCCTCGATACGCGCCTGCTGGCGCACGATCTTGCGGGCCCATGTGCGGCCGGCGTCCCCGCCCCACAAGAGCCACGCGATGTACCCAGCCGATGGATAGTCCGGATGTCCGCGCTTCGCTGCGGGCGCCTCGAGGTCGACCTCGTGGCGCTCAAAATACGCGACCATCCGCTTAGCCGTCTCCACGGTCAGCGTGCGTCGATTCGACAGGTCACGCGCCCTGGCGACGCCGACCGCCGTTCCGCCGCGCCCGTACTCGGCGCGGAGCTCCAGACCACGACGCGCAGCCGCGGCGACCGTAGCAGGCGGACGGAGGTCGAGTTCGCCGCGTTCCTCCGCACGCTGGAACTCGCGGTATACCGCGGGCTCGTTGCGGCGCAGGTACTCGCGCTGTGCGTCAGAGACGAACGGCATCAGCCGTCCTCCTGCGTGTCCTCACGCGGGAGTTCCGTCTCGGCCTCGACAGGTTGACCGGTCAGATAGCCGCGGGCCTCGCGCAGGCTCTCGAGCACGGCGCGCAGGATGTCGCGCTGGTCGCCAGTAGCCGCCTCGAGCAGCCCGTCGAGCGCCTCCTCGGACGCGCGCAACTCGTCGACCGCCTCCGCCATGGCCTCCGCATGGGATACGTCGCCGGCAGGCGCCGCCTCGCCCGCTTTTGCTCCTTCTTCAGGGCTTGTAGGCGGCGCCTCTGCCTGCATCGCCTTGATGGCAGCAAGCTGAGCGACGGCGTCTTGCTCGCTCAGCGAGCCGAAGTAGCGCAGGGCGTCGATCTGAGACATCAGCCCAGCGCCGAGCATCGCGAGGACGTGCTCGCGGCGGGCCTGCATCTCATCCGGCGAGAGCGGAATCTCGCGGTACAGGACCGAGTAGCCACCCTCCGGATAGTTCGTGGGCTCCGTGTTCGACTCAGCCCAGCGGTTGAAGAGGATCGCGGACAGACCCACGAGCGCCTCGTCGGCGGCGCGGAACTGCATCACGTAGCGGCGCTGGGCGACGCGCTTGCCTTCCTGCGAGAGGCTGATCGCGTACCCGCTGCGGGCGCTGCCCGACGTGCGCTGGAGCTCGGACGGCGCGAGGCCCGCGTCAGTCGCGAGGCGATGCGCCACGGCCGCGATGACGGCCTCCAGCTTCTCGACATCCGAGCCGGCCTGATACTGCCCGATCATCGGCTGGCTCGTCTCGCCGACCGGATCGAGCATCAGGATCGTCGTCGGGTCGGTCGTGACCTCCGAACGCGAGGCCCGCGTTCCGCCGTCCACCGACTCCGTACCGGCGACGCGAACGCCAACAGCGTACCGCTGCGGGTAGGACGCATCGCGGATGCAGTGCTGCAGGTACGTGTAGAGCACGCCGAGGTTGAGCGTTCCCTCGTACAGCTCGATCTGCGCGAACGGGTCGAAGAGGCGATCGCCGTAGTTCGACGCGTGGTACAGCTGCGCGGGGATAATGGGCGTCCCGTTCGCACGGCGCCACGCCGCCGGGTAGTCGGCGCCGACGTAGGTCGCGCCGTGGAGCGCCTGCGTCAGGTCACGACCGAACTGCCATCCGTCGAGCGCCTCGACGACCCGGTAGGACGGGTTCTCCTGGTCGCGGATGTCCCAGAGGTCGAATGTCCAGATGTGCTTGCGGTCGATGTACCGGAGGCGCAACTCGCCGAACATGGTCGGCACGGTCGGCCGAGCAGGGTCGGCCTCCGCGATCGTCATGTGCGGCGGGACCGGACGGTAGACGAGGCGACCGTCGACGACCTCAACCCGCATCCACATTTCTCGGAGCGCGATGACGAGCGCCTGGAAGCGCGCCATCTGCGCCCAGAGGCCGGAGCGCGCGATGCTGCCCGTCGAGCCGATGAGGCGCTCAAGGTTCGGGCTGGGCGCGATCTGCGAGTGCTTTACGTCCGGCTCGCTGTCGTACAGCGTCGCGAGCTCGATCGAGGTCGTGCGGAGGATGCACTGCGTGATGTCGCCCGTTCCCCACGCGGCGCGACGAACGGATCCCAGCTGCTGCTCGAGGCGCGCCTCGAGGAGAGGTAGCCAGCGCCCCTCCATCATCGCGTATCGATGACGCGTGTGCTCGACGCGGCGTGCTTCGTCAGGGTTGCCGGGCGCGGGAGGCTGCGGAGTCGTCTGCGTCGAGTACACCATGGCGGCCACCTATCCGATCCGGAGGAGTTGAGGCGCATACTGGCGCCTCGTCACGAGTTCGAGAGTGTACCGCAGCGCGTCGATCGAGTGCTTGTGCTCGCTCGCTTCGCGACCGTCGAACTTCTGCAGGTCGTCAATGAGGCGCTTGCAGCGCGGGTTGACGACGAAGTCGCCGCGGAGCATCGCCGCCTGCAACATACGGTAGCCCATGAACACGGAGCCGCGTGGCTTGTAGGCCACGTTGAAACGGACAGGCCACGAACCGACCGGGATGCGAAGGTCGCGCTCGATGGCCTGCACGAGCATCGCGTTCGACTTGATCGCGCCGCCTCGCCGCGAGATCGCCGCACGGTCGCCTACCCAACGATCGATCTGCTCCCAGCGCAGACCCGCCCGCTTGATCATGTCCATAATGGCCCGCGCGTCCTGCTCCGGCGTCGTCATCCCGTCCGACTGCACCTGGTCGAGGACCGTGATCCGATGATGTCCTTCGGCGTTCGTCGTAATGGCGGTCAAGAGAGCGACCTGCGCGCCCGACTCGCGACCGTGGTCGACGCCGATGCCGAGCAGAGCCTCGCCGACAGGCGCCTCGTCGACGACCATCGTCTTGGGGTTGAACATCGGGAACACGCGACCTTGCACGAAGGTCGTCTCCCACTCGCCGAACAGGCGTTGCCCGCGCTCTGACTCGAGCACGCTCATCGCGAGTTCGTCGATCTGCTGCTGCGTCAGGAGCGGGCGACCGCCGATCGGCGTCGTCGCCTCGACGGACAGCGGCGCGACGATGTCGTGCACGCGCTTGTCCTCGATCAGCTTCTTCAACCAGTCCAACGGGAGGCCCACGGGCGTCAGCGTCAGCGAGATCGTCCCGTTGCGCCGGAACACGCGCGGCACCAGCTCGTTCCAGATGCTCTCGGGCGGCGGCTCGTCGATCTGGAGGTGATCCAGCGTCGAGCCCGCCATCGAGAGGGCGCCTTGCTGCACGCTGCGGAACTTGAGGATCGAGCCGTTCTTGAAGCGGACCATCGCCTGGCGACCGCGAAAGCCCTTGCCCGGCGTGTACTCCACGTCGGGGAGGATGGCGTCTTTCGGCAGCAAGTCCCAGCACTTCGCCTGGATGGCGAGGCCCTGCTCGTTCGTGACCGTGACGACGTGCGCCTCGATGGGACCGGAGCGCACGGGCTGGTACGGATGTGCCCCGAGACAGCGCCAGATCGTGTCGGCGATGCCCACCCACGTCTTCCCTACCTGGTTCGCGCCACGGTAGAGGCGGATCTTCGACGTGCTCTGCAGGAACTCCAGTTGCGGCGGGGTCGGGCGGAAGTACTGCAGCGGGTCCAGCGACGCGCGAGCGCGCAAGACGTGCGACGCGGAGGCCAGTGCGGCGAGACTCACGCCTGCGCCAGCCGCACCACTTTCCCGGTGCGCCTCAGGCTAATCGCGTCTTCGATGCGCTCGAGGTGCTGCGGCGGCAGCGAGGCGACAGCGTCGACGATGACGCCGATCAGCTGCTCATCGGACATGCTCTCGTCAGGCGACGTCGACTTGGCGATCTCCGCGTCCAGCGTGACGCGCACGCCAAGCGCCGCCTTCT